TTTTTGTGATATTCCGGCCCTAATGTGTCTTTTAAAATGTTTAGAATATTATCCGAAAAATTCCGTTAGAATTATTTTATTAGGCGACTTACTTAATATTGATTTTGCATTTAAAAAGAATCCTGACTTTATTAGTGCAATGAAGGCCAAGGATTTTGACGGTTATTTTGTGCCGGAAATGGAACAGGCCGTTTTATGGTTCGATTCTTTTTATGAAATAATTAGAAAATATGTGACTAAACCGGATCATATTTTGTTCTGCGAGGGGAATCATGAACAACGTTTAACTCGTGATTATTTTATTAATAACGTGCCTCATGCTTACCGCCATAATTTTGATTTAAAAACGGCCCTACAATGTGAAAAAAGGAAAATGTCATTTTATGAATATAACACTTGGTTAAAATTAAGTGTTTCTAAAATGATACCTATGTATCTTACACACGGCCAACGATGTGGCGCAAACCCAATCAAAAAACATTTCGATCTTGCACATGGTTCGGTTGTGTTCGGTCATACTCATGAAACCGGAATCAAATCATTTTCAAATATTGAACATACTATTATGGGATATAATAACCCTTGCCTTTGTTCGGTTGATGCTCATTATTTAGAGGGAAAAGTAAATAATTGGAGTGTTGGCGGTTCATTTTTATCGGCTACCGATAAACACTTTTTTGTAACCATCCAAAATGTTTGGGATGGTGAAACGGTATTCAATGGCAAAAAAATCACATCGTAAATTAAAAATGTGGAATTGTTATCACATTAAATTTCTTGATCATTGTTGTGGTTATAAGAAATTAATGGAATGTTCGGTGGTTGGTTGGTTAACAAGTGAAACTGAAAATTCATATACCTTTTCACACTGGATTGTTGATAATGATCCCGATGCCAAGGTGGATAATTTAGAACCAACAACATTGGCCAAGGAACTCATTATTTCGGCCAAGAAACTATTTTAATCTTTTTTTCATTTTATTTAACCACGAATGAATTTTATCAAATTCAAATCGTAAAATTCCCCAATCGGCCGGTGATAATGCAACATGATTTGAACATTTTTCAAGTGAATAATCCTTTGATTCCGAAACCTTTTTAAATAATCCGGATTGAAAATTAATTATATATTCATGGCATCGGCATTTTCCGGAATAGGTATTTTCGCCTAAACGTTCAATAAACGTTGCACATCGGGTTATCGGTTTTTTAATTTCTGGAAATGATCGGCACGAACTAAGGCAAATCGTCAAAAGAATTATTGAAATCATTTTCATTATCGGCCTTTTCTAGTTTTTTAACTGCTTTTTTTATTTTTCTTTTCTTAATTAAGTTTTTGCCTTTTTGAAATAAATAATCAAGGGCCGGTTTAATAACCTGGCCCATGACATAATTTAATAAAAAAACTGCTAATTTATTCCACACTAAACAAACCATCCAATTTTTCGGCAACCAATTTTTTCATTTCTTTTTCAAGAACCGGATACAATGTTGTCATTGCCATATTATCAAACGGATTTTCCGTTGAATCAACAACTTTTTGCAACGCCGGTTCAAGTAATTCATCTAATAAGTCAACGAACATTCCGGATAAGTTAACATTGTTTTTTACCATTTCTAATAATTTGGCTTTTTCGCTCATTTCTTAATTTCCTTTTTAATTATTTATAAGGGCATCAAGGATTTTTCCTTGGCCATTTTCTAAACTTTCTAATCTTGTATCAATTTCTATAAACTTAGATTTCAACTCGGTAAATTCGGCCCTTGATGGTGGTGTTGAAAAAAACATATTAGTTATGGCCGTGGAAATTATTAAACCAAGGCCACCGACAATTGTTAATAGTCAATTTTTCCAAGTTATTTTCATGATGCTATTTTAAAAATTTGGGCCGTGTATGAACCTTGACCGGTTATATCTAAGTTTTTACCTGTTTTACAATAGAATTGTTGTGCTAATGCTTCTTTAATTCTTGAAACAATCCAAACGGTGTGATCATTTGAGGCGTGCGATTCGTCAACCTGTATGACATCACCACCGGCCAAAACAATATCAGGAAAAGAAACGAAACCATCACCAAATGCAACATTTCCTATTTGCTCCGGAGTACCAACACCGCCCCTTAAAACGTTGTAAATGGTATTTGATCCGCTTGAACCTTCTTTTAAAAACAAATCACATACACCGACAAATCCGGCCGGAACTGTAAAGATATTTGTGGGCGTTGTCGTTCCAAGATCAACAAACTGATTAAACTCTAAACCGTTAGCCCTTAGTGCCTCAACTCCATCAATAGTAAATGCGCCACCGGCCCGAACATATGCCGAAATAATTGCATATTCACCTGATAAGACAGTATAGGGGCCGGTTTTGACTTCGGTTCTAGTTGGATTATAATCAAATGGTTGTGTTATCATTAATTGAATTCCCCTATTAAATAAATTTGAAAACGATTTGATGGTGTTGGTAGTTGTGAAGCATCTAAACGTAACCATTCACCGGCCGAAACAATTGATTGATTTATATCAATCACACTATTTGTTGATTCATCATAATCATTTGTTCCAACATCATCGAAATCAACACTTGGTTTAGTTGTGAAAACTGTTTGAAAATTATTTGGATCAAGATCAATAGATTTTTGAATATCCATTTCAACGATTCCGGTTGTGACACCTTTTTCATAAATTGAAACCTTGGCATCTAATAAAGTAAATTGTGCCGGAGCTTGCCACAAATCAATTCCGGTTAGTGATCCCGAATTTCCACGTGTAATCAAAGAGTCATTCCAAATAACAACTTTCGATGCACCCGATTCTAATATTTGTGTTCTTGAATCAAGATCATTTAAATTGCCAACGGTTTTAACCCATAATTCACGCCGGATTGCACGGCCAACGTCATAAAGAATTGATGAAATAGTTTCAAAGGCCATTATTATCCTATTATGTTAGTGTTCCATGGTGACTCATCATCATTAGATGGTAGTTCCGTGAAATCGTCAACAATATATCCGTTTTTAAGTTTATCAACCTCACTGGCACTTGTAAATTCATCGGCATCATCCGGTGAAACGGCCCCAACCCTGTTAAAAGTGTTGGATAAATCACTAAAAACAACGGTTGTTTCGTTAAATTTACGTGATATTGATGATATAATTCCGACCTTTTTTCTATCGTTTATCGATCCAAATCGATAATATAAACGATCCAATGAAATCCATATTTTATCATTAATATTTTTTAATGTTAGATTCAATTTTGATTTGACTGTTACGATCGACTGTGTGAGTGAGTGAATCAATGCATAACGTTGTGAAATAGTTTCGGCATCGGTTTCATTGAACAAATAAAGTTCAACCGTTTTTTCTTCTTTCGATCCAATTAAGTTATCAACAAATGAATTTTCAAAATCAACCAATTGGTGTCCGGCCTGGCCCGTGAATCTATCGGCATCAAAATGATTATATTGGCCGATTATTCTACGTTGAATATCCGTGATGGTTTTAATTCCAATTTTCTTATCGGATAAATCATCATCTTTTATTTCGGTTAAATCCTCCGGCCTATCCGGTGTCAATACTTCAAATTTTATTTGAAAATCCGTTTTAGTTGTTAACGATCCAAATATTGATTTATTAACAAGTGTAATTACATCCCTAATTATTGGTTTTGGATCGTCCGGATTTAATGGCAATTTCAAACTCATAATATAATCGGCCATTATTTTTGATTCTGCAAATGATGGTAAATCAAGATTTGATAAATCCGCATCACCCATTAAATCAAGAACAACATCACTAGCCGTTTTTACCCAATCACCCGAATCATTTTCTTTTCCAATACAATCAACGGTAACAATTGATTCATCATTTAAGTATTCAACATTTTTCTTGAACCCCGAACCATTGAAATTAGTTCCACCATAAACGGCCCTAATGATCATATTTGTTTCATCTACAACCTCTAAAACCTCATAATAATCAGCATGAAAAGGATCGTTTGCACGTACCCAATCACGTGTTTTAAAAATCAGTTTTGAAATTTGTTCCGGTTCCAACAACATCCCTTGAGCCATTTGTGAATTCAATCGTGCCCTGAAACTTTCGGCGTTTGGTTGCATTAAATTCGGCCATATCATTAAATATTATTTTAGTGTCCGAACCATTTACAATTGTATAATCACGATCAATGAAATATTGATTTCCATTAAAATAAACGGCATCAATCGGGTTTTTCGTCATAGTCCAACCGATAACCGGAAAAGAATCAAGGGCCTGAAATAGAACAACAATATTTCCTGAAATCCGTTTAATGGTTGCATCCTCACCATTTACAACTACATTATCATTAACAAAAATAATCATCTAATTCATTCGGGCCAACCTCGAAACGATTTAATTGAATCGGATTTGTAACGGTTGCCAATGGTTCCCTTAATTTGTGATTGCACAAATGCCATGGTCTTGATTTATGTCGTGTTTTATCCGTTTTTAATGTTGCCTTAGTGAGCGTTGAAACATTCGTTTCTAATTCTTCACTTATAGTCAACGATAAATCCGATTCAATTGAATCAATATTGAATTCCAATGTTTCGAATTGCAAGGGAATAAATATTTTATCCTCCGGTGAACATTGTTTCAAAAATTCAGTTCCAACACCGGTGATCGTCTTTGATCCGGTTGAACCTGATATTGTTCCGGTTAATTCAAAACCACCTAGAACCATATCAAGATTTTGGCACTTGGCCCCTTTTACTTTTCCATATAATCGGCGTTTGAATTTATTTCCAATAACATCATCCGAAATAGTTCCATCCGATGAACTAAATAATTCAAGTGCCACCGGTTGCCTTAATTTATAAACAAAATCTTTTACAGTAAATGAAACCTTATCAATTCCAAAACCTTTGTTTTCAATTTCACCCTCGAAAACTTGTCTTTTTTCCGACTCCGGCAAATTAGGGAAATGTGAAAATATTCTTATTGATTTTTGTTCGAAAAATAATTTGTCAAATAAATTATCGAAATATCCATGTTTGTTTTTGAATGAAATTGAACCTTGTGATTCAAGCGAAATTCCTAATTGTTCGGCATTGTCTATTTTTTGATTGAATGATGATGCCGATTCAACCAATGGTTCATAATAAACATCATTTCCACCATCTAAATCATGACTTAATGTTAATGGTTTATTAGAAAAAAATAATCTATAAACACATGAAATAAAGTTTTCCTGTGGATTTGAATCATCCGACATTCTAATGTAAATCGTCTTTGTTTCGTATTCAAAAAACCATTGGCCAGGTAAAAGGATTTTATCAGTGTGTTCCGATAAACTTGTTTCATCTTTTTTTATATCTATAATATAATGTTCAACCGATCTNTTATAGATTGCACCGGAATCAAGTTCCCATAAAACCAATTTTTGTGATGGTTCAACATGAACCAATAATGCTTTTTCACTAGATGTTTTTTGTGCCTCAATTTCATATGTCATTTAATAAACCTCAATAAATGCCTTTGTAATCTATAAGCAACAACTTTTTTAAAAAGAGGTGGAAACAAAGAAATGAACATCATTAATGGTAACGGATAAGGATTCCTTAACATTTCAGAATTATCAATAATTTGCTCGGCCGGTTTTCCGGCGTTTGCATGGTGCCCTGAATGTCTATGAAAATTAAAAAAAGAATATTTGGCAAATTCGCCCTTATTGTCCCAAGCGTGTTTTGCTTTTTCATTATCCGGCAAATTCAATTTTTCCAAACCATAATGTTGGCAATAGTTTCCACATGAAACCGTCCAGTGATGGGCCAAAACCGTTGACACCTGAAAGGCCAGGCCTGGCCATCCAAAAAAATGAACCTGAATAAATCCAAGTGCAACAAAACCAAGTAATGAAAAACCAACTTGTTTTGGTTTTAGGAAAAACGTTTTATAAAAATATCGAACATAATAATTAAATGTGTTTTGATAATAATTCATATGCGCCATAGGATGCGAAATATCCTTTTCGGTGTTGGCGTGTTTATGATGAAAATGTTGATGAACAACATCGATAACACCAAGTAAGTATGATGCAAAACCAAAATAAAAAGGTATTTTTTCAAACCATTTCATCGTTTTTTTACGATGATGTAATTCATGATAACTTGTCACCGTTGGTTGAAATGATCCAAGCGATATTCCGGCCAAGATTGCCACGGGCCAGGCCAAGCCATTAATTAACATTAAATACGGTATAAGAAAAAAATAAATTAAATCCAACCATGCCGTGATCCCAATCCATTTTTGCAAATTATTCACGTTTGAACCTTTTTTTGTTTTTATAATAAATTGTAATTGTTACCGTTATTATTACATATGATAACGGATTAATGAAAAGAAATTTACTCGATAATGTTACACCCAACAAAACAAGTAAATAATTATGTAGTGATGCCGTATATTTAAGAAAATTCATTATACCGTTCCGTTAAATTTAAAAAGATCAAGTAAACTATGAACTTGATCGTCATATTGATATGTTTCACCATTATCGATAATTGTTCCATTTTGGAAATATCTAAAACCGCCCTGATCGGTTGCAATCATTAGAACATCATTATCAACAAATTTTCCGGCTATTGATAAATCGTCAACCGATAATTGAAAATATGATAATGCTCTCGGATATGTTAAAAAACAAACCATTGATTCATTGGTATTATTTTTTAAACAATATTCGGAACCGTTATATGTAACCTCAAGATTTCCTGATGTGAATCCATCCTCAACTTTTATTGGTTTATTTACACCTATTGCATAATATCCAAATCCACAAAAATACAAAATGGAATTGATTTCAACAATAACACCAATTGATTTATCCCAACCCGAACCCTCTTTTATACTAACGAAATCACATGAAAAACCGGCCGCATCTAACATAAATTTAAAACTTATTGCCAATGCCAAACAGGTTCCACCTTTTCCGTTATTAATACATCGTTCTTTTGTGTCATACTCTGTAAAAGTTGTAACGCCATCAACATGAACCGATGAAATAGGAATTGATCTTATAAATTTTCCATATAAATCATTTAACTCAATAAGATTGACCGCCGGTGTTCCGGAATAGCCAATTTTATCCAAACAATCTTGTAATATTACTGCCATTTAAAACCTCACACCGATTGAATATCGGTTATACCGGCCGAACCGGCCGAACCACTAACACCACCATCCAAGAATGAATGATAACCCTCGGCCCCTTGTGGTGATCTTGAACCACCACCACCACCGGATGTGTTAACCGTTGGTGTTACCGATCCACCGTGACGAATCCAAACGGCCCCACCGGAACCACCGGCACCACCGCCACCACCGGCACATGATGAAGTGTTTTTAAATGGGGCCGTTGATCCAAAATTTGCATCAAGGCCGCCTCCGTTATAACCAACGTTTCCACTAAAATCGATCGAACCCGATCCGCTTATTCCACTTTCTGCCAAAATATAAACATGACGGCCATGTTCACCACGACCACCGCCACCGGCCCCTTTTCCATGGCCAGGCCTATAGCCCAATAATGCCCCTTTAATATCGTATTCCTCAACAATGGACGCACCACCACCACCGCCACCACCGCCAATAGGATTATGTGCGCCGTTGCTGTTTGCTGTCCATGCTTGTGCCAAACATAATGCATATGTTGAATATAAATTGCTACTTATTATAAATGAACCATTATGTCCATTTCCACCTTGATTTCCAAGTGTTCCACCCGTAAACCCTCCGGCCGTATTGTAACAAGTTTCAGGTGGTTGAGTAGGACTAAAAAAAGTATAATAGGCACCCGTTTCACCGGCCGATTCGCCGTCACCACCTTTCGAGTGAATTCCACATGGTGCGGAATCATTATAACGTGCGGAACCACCACCACCGCCACCGTTTCCGTTAACTTGTGAACCTCCTGATATATGCAAAGCTGAATTTGCAAGTTCTGTTAATGATGTTCCACCGTTTCCACCGTTAGACTGATTTTGTGTGTGTGAATAAGGTTGTCCAAACCAATTATCCGCACCTAATGAAACTAATCCAACACCAATTGTTCCAAGCGGTGTTTTTCCACGAAAGGTTCCATTGACAATAAATGAACCGGCACAACCAACTTGAGTGATTGCCGATCCACCAACGATTTCCAAAATGCCACCGGCCTGAACATCGATTGAATTAAATGAATAAATATTTCCGGCCGTTAATTGGTAAGTTTGGCCATTAAGAACAACTAAATCACCATCCGATCCATCAACCAAGTTTCCACCGGCTTTTTTCCCCATGAATCCGAAAGGAATATTTCGACCATTAAAACCAAAATTCATATTAAACCGCCGTCATTGCATCAACCGCATTTGCATAAATGATTGATCCGATTTTTATAAAAGTATAAACATTTTTTGAGTTTGCCGGAATTTCAGTTAAGGCCGCACCACCTTGCCAATGTGCCGTTGGAAAATTCACATTAACGGCCGCACCTGAATTATTAAATAGTGCAACCACAATTGTTTTTCCATCAACATCATTTGAAAAAGTATAAGTTTCATTTGTTGAAATTGTTTTTTCATAAACGTTTTTCAAACTCCAATCAATATCAAGTAATGGGATGGTTTGAGTTGTTGGGATTGCCTCAAGTGCATCAAGTCGGCCCGAATTGGTTCCAATGTCGGTTGTATTGGTTCCGATTGCTATTCGTTCGGCACTTGTAATGATTTCACCTGATCCGGCATCGGTCACATCACTATGAGTTGCGACACTTCCATCGGCCGAAACCTTAGCCGTGTTTAATCCAATTGCCGTTGTATTTGGATCAACCTTATTAACCTCAAGATTAGAAATTGCCGTTGCATTATTTCCAATTGCCGTTGTATTTGGATCAACCTTATTGGCTTCAAGATCATCAACTTTTTGGTTTACATCGATAATATCTTGATCATAATTTTGAGCGTATTCGATCCAAACGGCCGCACCGGTTGCATTGTCTTTACATACCCAAAACCTAGAATTAAATTCCCAAACCGAACCAATTGAAAAACCTTGTGTTCCATCATTGCCAACAACCGGAACACCGGCCTGGCCATAGGCATTTAATTCGGCCTCGTTTTGTTTCCATGTGTTTCCATCATGAAAAAATATATTATTATAAGTTGAATTCATATAGAGGGAACCAAGAACACCGGCCCCATAAACTAATTCATATGATGCATTATCAACGAACTCGACAAGTTTTGACGTTCCCTGAACACTCGGAACGGTTGAACTCGATTGTANATCCGCAAAATCTAAAACACGTGTTTTTCCCATTATTTATAACCCCACATTTGAACCCCTAATGGTTTTTGATCATCGTATGAAATAACATCATCAAACGAATTTAATAAATTTTCGTGTGGTTTCACCCAACCGATATAGCTATTCGGATCATAAACATAACCCGATGAACTTAATTCTATTTGATAACTTGTATCAATATTAAGTATGGCATTAAAATCAAACTTAATAAACCCATGATGATATTCATTGTCTGATAATCCGGCCAACGTTTTTATTTCCGAAATAGTCAATTCCTTTGATCCAATTTCATTTCCATTTTGTTTAATTGCAAACTTAAATGTTCCGGCCGGATCATTATGCAAATATAACCATGGCCTAATTGCACTGACTTGAATCCTTTCATTAACCTGAAAAGATTGTTCAAGTGTTGTTTCTAAATATTCTATAACTAAATAACTCATTTTAATTTGCCTCAATAAGTCTGATATTGGTTCCAAAACGCCGATAAAATGGATTATTAAATTGTGGAACATCCGCAAAATGGAATTGGCCAGCTAACGAACCTTGTTTTGTTGAAAAGGCACTTTCAGCATCCAATATAATCCATATTGGCGTGTGTTTTCCATTAATATCCATCACATCCGATAACAATTCATTTTGATCAACTGTTAAGTTTGAAAAACCAACCCTAATATCCTTTTGATTTGTAATTTTATCAATAAAGGCCTGGCCATATCTATTGGTTGATCTTGATGATAAATCACGATTTTGTTTCGACCAATTCAAATTAATCGATCTATCTAGGCCAATTTCTTGGCCAATAAATAATTTTGATAACTCAAGATATGGTGAACCACCGGTTATTGTTACACGCCAAAATCTAAGGTTTTGCGGATCGTTTTTTAAATCCAAATAACCAAAACCGATTAGAAAATCCGGAGTCAAAACACCCGAGTAAATTGGCGATGTAAAATTTGATGTTGTGTTTCCCTCAATTAACATTGAAGTAAAACCGAAACCCTTTGAGGAATCGGCCACGACAAGAACGGAATCTATTGTTTCAGTCGTTTTAAAATCAAATACAAGTGAGGCACTAAGAACGCCATCAAGTGACCTGAAAACCTTTGTGGTTCGTGTGTCCTTAATGTTTGATGCCGGAAAAAAAGCATTTTCAGAATCGGCCGTGATTTCCGTTGTATCTTGATCAACTAAATTAAAATTAAAAAATCTATTGCAAGTCATACTAATCGAACTCCACTTCTAACTTGATCACGAACCAATAAGGCAATTTCACGGCCATCGGCCACAACTTGAATTGATTGATCCATAATTGCATTTGTTAGATTATTAATTGCCTCTAAAACGGCCTCATTTCCACCGCCAAGTGTTCCATTTTTAATTCCGTTAAATAGGTTTGATTGTTGTGGTCTTGATAACATCATTTCACGTGAACCAACTTGTGATTGTAAAATTTGGTTATCACCGGCAACCGTGGCACCGCCAATAATACCACCGGTTCGAAATGCCGGCGGTTTTGATCCGGCAATTTTCGCAACATTTAACGCCGTTGTTGCACCAACTAATGACGCATTTATAAAGTTTAATGGTGGTGGTGCGGATGCTAACGCCTTTTGAACGGCCAATGTTCCGGAAACCACGGCCTCACTTAATGATAACGCCTTAGTAATTGCAAAAAACTTTTTACCTCCGGCACGTGCCAAATTAACGGCCAGGCCAAGAGTATTTGAAGTTTGTTGTAATTTTTCCTTATTTGATAACTCGGAAAATTTAACATCGGCCTTTGTTATCTTAGCTCTTTGTTTTGCTAAGTCTTTTTCGGCCGTTATAATTATTAATTTCTTTTTGTTTTCATCTTTTTCAACTGCTAACGCCGACTGTTTTGCGGCCGTTCGCCTCAAGGCCTCCTCGGTTCCTAGTTTTTCTTGAAGAAATGCAAAATCCTTATCGGCCTGTAGTTGTTCACGCTCATTTTTTAATAATGCGAATTCAATTTCGAGTCGTGCTTTTTCTTTTAAAGCGGCCTGTGTTTGTGTAACGGTAGAATCAACAACACCGGTTTTTGGTGTTTCGGTTCCACCATCACCACCCGAACCGGCCGGTGATTTTAATTGACCTTGAACATTCGAAACGGCGGCTTGCAATCCGTTTTGTGCTGGCCCTTTAAATAATTTATCTTTTTCTTTATTTAATTTACTTATTTCAACCGTTAATTGGCCTAACGATTTTTTTTGTTTATTAATTGATTCCGATAGTTTCGTTGGTGGTGGATTTCCAAGAACCTTAGAAATTGCACGTTCAGCAATTGCCATGGTTTCACTTATTTTTATACCTAAGCCAACTAGTATGGCCTCAATTTTTTTAAATGCAATTGATGCATTAATTTTTATTAATTCCCAAACTCCGGAAAATCCATTTAATTCTTCTTTTAATGTCAATATTTTTTCAATTAAAAAATCTAATGCCAATGAAAGGCCAAGTGTTAACGATGCCTTTAAAACTTTCGTTCCAATGGTTAATGTTTTCATTGCCACATTTGCAAGTTTCATTGTTCCAATCCATTTAAGGAATGAAATATTTGCGGTTGTTCCGGCATTAATTGCCTGAACCTTGAATGATATAAATTGACCTTTTAAAACCTTAAATGCGGTCACACCCTTGGCAATTAAAACACTTGTGAAAAATATCGTTGCAACCCTTGTCAATTCTTTTAAAAATTTTCATCGATAGTTGATATTAATCCATTAATTACTTTTAATGTTTCGGTGACACCGGCCTCACCTGAAACGGCTAACTTAATAAATATGTTTTTTGATTTCTCTCTTAAAATATCAATTTGGCCACCAATTGAATTAACAATTTTTTTAAACGCCTCATCGGATGCACCAAGAGTATTGTTATTTGATTTTACAGTGTCGGTTAAATCTTTAAACCCATCGGCCGCCGCACTTAGAAAACCACTTGTGGCCTCTTTTCTACCAAATAATTTATTTAATGTTTCAACATTATTTCCGGTTGCCTCGCTCAAATCTTTCATGAATTTAGTGAGGCCCTTGGCCCTTAATGCTTGTACTGAAAAAAGTTTTGCATTTTCACCCAAAACAGTTTTTGCCGTTGCTTGTTTTTTTGCCACCGCCGTAAAAATTGAATTTAATTGTGTTACGGCCTGTGAAGTTGAACCGGCACGTTTTGAAAAAGATGCTATTTGTCCAACCAAGTCTTTAAATGAAACGCCCATTGCACGGGCCGGGCCAAGAACTTGAGGGATTGAACTAGCTAGTTCTTGCATATTGGTTTGACCAAGTTCAACACCCCTAAAAAGCGTATCACTAAAAACCGTCACATCTTGAATTTGATCACCATAAACCGCCATGGATTTTGTAAGTGCCAATGTGGTTGTTTCGGCATCGGCCAATGATCCAACCGATAATTTCATAGATGCATTTAAAACCTTTTGAGCTTCGGCAACATCCGTTATTCCGGCCGATTGAATTTGATAAAATGTTCGTGCGGCCTGTGTGACGCTTTTACCGGTTGCATTTGAAACATCAATCAGGCCTTTTTTAATTTCAAGTAATCTTGGCCCTGACACCTTGGCAATTGTTTGAATTTCGGCCACGGAACGATTAAATTCAATTATGTTTCTTGTAGCACCAATAATGGCATTAAATCCGGCATATGCTCCGATAAATGCCGTAACATTCCCAACCGCACCCTTTAAGGTGTTGGCCAGGCCACCGGTGTTTATCTGTAATTGTTTTAGATTTGCATTTGTTTTTTTAATAGCTCCGGATTGTGAGGCCACGCCTTTTAATCCGGTTTGAATCCGCTTTAAATTATCAGATGTAATTTTTCCGTTAACATTAAAATTAATATTGATGTTTTGAGGCATTTATTTCACCAGTTTATTATTTAGACGATTCAATTCGCTTTTTATAATTGTAAAACAATCTGCCTCAAATGACGATATTTTATCACCATCAAACGAATAGCCAAGATCACTTAATAATTGCTTTTCATAATATTCGGTTAATATGCACGATGCTGAATTTGATCCGCTATGATTGTTAAATGCCCATTTAACGGCCTGTTTTAAGTCGGATTTGAGTCGTTTCCCAATTGCACACCATTTAACATGATCTGACCTAATTCTTGTAGAATCAATTCACACTCCGGATGGTATTCCATTTGTTCGAATGATTTTATTTCTTGACTCATTTCGTTAACTAAATCAACTTTTTCAACGTGCTTTTCAGCTATTTCAATCATTTTAATAGTTGAATCCAACATTCCATTTGAAACCTCAACCTCACCGGCCTCATTAATTTCAAATTGGCAATCTCTTAAATATTTTAATCGTTCCGTATATTTTGGTAGTCTGATTTCAATTGTGCCTTGAACGTTTGAATCCTCGGCACTTTTCCAAGTGTAGTTCATAAAAATTTCCCTTTTCTTTTTATGTTATTATTATATTAAATTAATATAGAATTCACCTTTTCCATCGTCAACATATCCTTTTAATGTCATTGACAATTGAACTAGGCCATCGGCATCCTCAAGTTTAAAACTTGAAATTGTAGCGGTTGGCATATAAAGGTTTGCACATTTTCCGGCAACCCAATTCCCACCGGATTTTTCACCAAAATTAAATGTGAATTGAATGTTTTCACCCTCACGGTATCTTTTAAATTTATCGGCATTATATTTACTTAGTAAACTTGAAACCTCAACCTCGACTTCACGCTCCGAAATGATTGAACCTGATTTTCCGGTTTCAGCACATATCGACGGAATATCGGCCTTTGAACCTGAAACACTGGCCGTCAATGTCGATGCCTCGAAACAATCAACATCATGAAAATCACCAATCATGACCTCATTGTTTTTTGCAACCAATGGATTCGCCGAATCGAAATCCGGATTTTGTGGTGAACTTAAATCAAGCGGCGTATCACCAACATATGATGTTGCACCGGTATCATCGGCACCAGTATCATAACCAATGGCCAAACCAATAGAATTTGCGGCCGTCCAATTTAACTCTAGTGTTACACCATCACTGGCCACCGTATATTTTCCGGTTGAATCATCATATGAAACCGTGATCACATCCGATGTTAATGATTGCATTGCAACCTGAATTGCATCGGCTAATTGATGTGGGTCTTTGTAAAACTTTTCAGCAACATCAATATTTACATCAAGGCCACCATCATTAAAATTAATATTTTTATTTGATGAATTAATTTCGACCGGATCAAATGAATAACCAATTCCGGCAACCGTAAATGAACCATTAACGAATTCACCGGCGGTGACTTCAATTGATCCCTCTGTTACACGTCCACCTTGCATCATTTCAACGGCCCCACCGTTTGCACGATATAACCACATTGCAAGCGTTGGATGTAATTCATCGGCCGGTTTATATGCAATAGCTTTTCCAAGATTTGTTCCGTTAGCCGGAGCGTTTAAAAGATTTTGGCCAAGAATTAATTGATCACCGACAACATCATAAACGTTTCTAATCTGATAACCGTTTGATGCATCCTTAATTAAAAGTGCAACACCACGTTCATATTCAACACCCTCACCGGCATCAACGTCAACCGTTCCACGATTTGATTCATCACCGGTTGTTGATGCTACTGAATCACGTTCAATTGCAACAATTGTTTTTCCACCAAGTAATGATTCAAACATTAAACCATAGGCCGGTTCGACACCCTCAACACCACTATGACGAACATAGTGATTTACGGATGCCGTTGGTTCCTCGGTTCCCAATATTGTTTTTGCTTTTCCGATGGATGCAACTAATTCAGCATTTTCCAATTCAGAAAAAGCCGGTTCCATATCGAAACCATCTTGTAATGCAATATATTCCTTTGAATTGGTTGGTGAAATCGGTGTTCCCTCGACCGCTTCTTTTACGATTGCCATAACTGATTTTTTGTTTGAAAGTTTTGTTGCCATCGGTTTTTTCCTTTAAATTTGCTCGTGGTATTCTAAAGTAAAATTACAAGTAAGTGCCACGAAATTATTTCGATCGTTAAAAATAAATTCAATTCCATTATCACCTAAAAAGGCACTATTTGCCAATAGATCATTTAATTGACCATCGGAGTCA